GTACTCCTTACGGCTAATCGCTGCCACCTTCTCTGATTGCTGCTTGTGCAGCTTGGAGGCTTTTCTTAGCTGTTGTGAGACTTCCCTTAGTTCTTCCTTTGCGGTCATAACTTAACCGTATCTTCCCTGTCTTGTATACATCTTCTTACAATGACAATCTCCACAATCACAATGAGGACACGGCTCTGGGCAATGACACTCCTGTGGCTGACATACACAGGTTAGGCACTGGTCGTCTTCCTGTTTTTCTGGTGTGTGCTGGATCATGTAGAACGCCGCGAACGGTCCTTTATATGCAGTCATTGTTTTATTTTCTGGAGAATACAGCTAATATAATCTTGTCTCACAACTCTCCACTAGAAAAAATCTTATGTTTATTGTTGGAGTGTAGACAGACTAATAGCTGCTAACTATCTATTATAACAATTATATACATGTTGTCAAGAAAAAAATACAAACTGCTTCACTTTTTACTTGACAGATTGGAAATGGGCTGTATAATAGTATTAACTCTACTCCGGGGGGTTAATATATATACTCCCCGTTAATATTAGCCCCTATTGTAATATAATTACCCAAAATTGTAATAATATTACTCATAAGGAGTTCCTATGGAAGAAATTGTAAGGCCGTGGCCCTTATCATCGTACACATTTAACAGTTTTGCACAGTTTATCAATTATTTTAATATTGATGAGTGCAAACAATACATCCGCGATGGAAAAAAGAACGAGAGAACTACCTCTTTAAACAAGGGTAGAGTCGGTAGCCTAGATAATGATTCTGCTTTTCATATAAGAAACTCAGATGTGTCTTTTTTTAAGACACACAGACTTGAAAATAGCCCCTTATTCTCAAAGCTGACTGAAATTATAACAAACGCTAATCAATCTTTCTTTGGATATGATATTTTTGAGATAGAAGCTGCACAATTTTCTACGTATTCTTCTGAATATGAGGGTTTTTACACTAAACACGTTGATGTTATGACTAATTCTTCTGGAATAGGTGTCAGAAAGCTAAGTTTTAGCATACAATTAAGCGATCCAGACTCATATAAAGGTGGGGATCTTATTTTACACTGCGATACTACGCCTGTTACTGCTCCAAAAGAGATTGGAAGCATAATTATATTCCCTAGCTTTACACTTCACGAAGTTACTCCTGTAACAGAAGGCATACGGTATTCATTAGTCGGATGGGTAACAGGCCCAGCATGGAAATAACCCCTAAATTACTGAAAAATAATAAAAAATTATTAAAAAAGGGTAAAAAATAATAAAATTATAGCGGGATTGCATACAAGTATACGTATACCCCCCGTGGCCCCCGCGCACCCGCGCAAAACCTTATATTTTTCTATCTCCTTTTTGGAGACTTTGCCGATTGAACCCGACTAATACCCCAAACCTACACACTGCACCTATGTCACATCGCGCACGCGCACGCGGGGTTTTACTTAAATACACTTTTTTTACGTTCGTTGGGGTGGGGTGGGCGTGCAATACAAGCGAGGCAATCCCATTACATATTCTGGATTGTGTAGAGCAACCAACACGCTAGACATTATTCAGAACAAAAAAAAGGCCCCAGCAACGGGGCCTAAGTTTATTCTGGAGGGTTGTTGTTTAAGCTGCGGTGCAACTTGGGTATTTAATGTGATTAGTCTCAATTACCATGTCGTCGAGCGGCTCGCAACCACGCTCCACAAAGCAAGTTAAACGAGTGCGCGTCCCAGTCTTATCTTCCGCCGTAATATTCACAACGGTAAAACCATCATGGTTTGCGGATGAGTCAAACACCTCACGAGAGATGGTGATGTCTGTGACGTGATGAATAGATAACTTGTTCATTAGTTGGTTTCCTTAAATGTCTTTGTTGAACTCATGCGCGATCCATACGAAGATCCCGCAAGCGATGAAAGCAAGGCTTAGAATGATCCAATCACTTAATACCATCACGCTGCACCTTTGTAAGGGCGAAGATCCCAATCTTCGACTTCGTTGATATCTTGCCAATCATCAATGCCGCAGGCTTCAAAAAACTTATCGGCATCATAGCGGGGATTGTCTAAGCGAAATACGTTGTGAAAGTCTACCGCCACATCTCTCAGCGCAACGCGGCAAGCGCCGTCAATTTCGATGTCGTCAACATCCTTGCTGTTGTCGTACTTGTAGTTGAAAAGATTGGTTCGCAGTACATACGCCACAGTCTCGAAGTGCTGTTTTGTGTATTTAGGCATTAGGTCTGTTCTCCTAATTAAGGTTAAAAAAAACCGCCCCCCGTGAAGGGGACGGCTTATTATTAGTCTATATAGGCTAAACCAGTCAACTAGTTTTTTCAGACAGGCTTTCCGCACCGCCTCTCACGGCAAGCGCACTCTTAGCAAGCTCCTCGATTACCAAAGACTTGCCACCTCTCCCACCATACTTCTGCATGGCGCTGGGGGATTGGCTAGCCATACGAAACTGGATCTCCGCGATAGCGTCTTGCGCGTCTTGCGACAAGAATATTTGAGACCCGCCATTGCTGGTTGTGGTTTCTTTTTTCTTAGTAGCCATTAATCGATTTCCTTTTTAGTTAAAGATAAAAACAGCCGCGCAGATAAACGCGATTACTACGCAACACTTATACGCAAGTAAAATAAAGTTTTCTATAGCTCCTCCTCCCTTAGTTGATTGACTGCCAAGCGGGACCGGACATAATTAGCCACAAGCCCCGCGCACGTTCCATTTGTTCATTTAGCGTGTAGCCGCCGTTATCAGTCTGGATCATGTGAATAGACTTCCTACCCAGCGTGTGAGTTTTCTCCTCGCCGTTAATCTCGAAGGTGCGACTATCGTGAGTATGAGTAGCGTAATGGGTAAGGACATTGTACAAGGCCCATTTGTTTTTACCCAAACCGCCACCTTGTGAGTAGTCGCGGCTATACTCTTCCCACAAGTCATAAAGCGCGTGAAACTTCTTTAAATTAACCGACTCTTCACGTTCAATACCGTGTGCTTTTTCCCGCTCTAGTTTCTTCCGTCCCACAGTTTCTTTGGGACAAATGATCGTAAGAAAAGCGCCAGCTTTAGCATCGCTAACGGGGGTATTTTTCCAAACCTTGAACCGCTCTACATTTTCGCGGAATGTTTCAAACACGGTATTGGCGGTGCGAAGTAGGCTAGCCGCATCAAAATGCTTAGAGTGTTTCACCTTGTTGTACACCGCCTTGTCGCCACCAAACACCATTGAGTTCTCGCAGTAAGAACGATACGCCCCGGCAAATTGCTGGAAAGCCCATTTCGAATTAACTGAATTGATCTGATCCGAACGACAGTAAACCATGTCGCCACCGCCGGTCATGTCGTGTGCTTCGTCCAAATACTGAATAGAGCGTTTAGCCTTCATTCCAAAGTCTGTGTACTCGTCACGCACTAAAACATTGTCAGTGGGGAGATTACTTTCCCTTAAAATGTCAGCATGTTTGCCAAACAAGTCTACATGATTTTCTAATGTGTAGGTGGCGGAGACCGCGCTGGTATCTGCGAGACTCCCATCATGCATATAACGGAGCGCCTTACTGCCCACAAGCTCTGTTCCGTCAGTATCAAACACTGAGTCTTTGTACACCTCAAGCGGCGCAAAAAAGTCTAGATCAAATATATTGTCATGCTCTCTAACGGCGGACGCGGGAACTTGTCCCGTCGCGTTGATTGCGATCTGTCGCGGGTTAACTTCTATAACTTGGTTCATTTCTGGTTTTCCTATGTGAATTAAAAACGGGAGACCCATACAGCATATTTAAGGTAGTGTCAAATACTTTTTTAATCTGCACAATATAAATCCGGCGGGAGCAAAGAACAGGGAGGAAACTTGGCCCCCGCCGGAGAGGTGCAGGGAAGGAGAACCAGAAAACCCCGCACAATCTATGGAGTAAAGAATACACTTTTTTTACAAGTGTAAACGATACACTTTTTTTACGGTAAGTACCGCAACACGTCATCCCATGCTAACATTATGCAGCTTCCCACTGTGCATACCAGTGTGGTATGTCACGGTTTTTCCAATCAGCGAACTTGGACTTCTCACCTATGTAGTATGACCTGTAAGCTAATACAGTATCGTCAAGCGATGCCGAGTTTGGATTACATTTGTACTCGTCAGGCATACACTGAGGTGGCGGTGAAGTTAATCCTGTAAGAAGTGTTTTCTTTGGTATGTTATCAGGTGAATAGTGTAGCCACTCTAGTGTAGCTGCTTTGTGTATCTTGCCATACCTATGCGTGTACTCTATTCCTAACCATGCCCACAAGTCCGACAAGTAATTGTAGTTACCACGTCCTAGTCTTGCCCACGCCGTTGAGGGGTGGTTCTTGTAGGCAATCTCATACAATCCACGCTCATCACCAGCCTCATCACCATCTATTATTCTGTGTGCAGTAGATAGTATCTGTGCGTACTCTAGCACCATTTTAATTACATGTTTGTTGCAATGCATTTCTGCAGCAACCTTTGGGTTCTTATCTAAATAGAATATATTCACTCTTGTTCCTCCACATAAGCCTCTATAAAGCACCACGCACTCTCGTAAGCATGGTCCCAGTCTGAACATTCACCAGTTTCTACCGAATGATCTGCAAGATTTTTTGCCCAATGATCTAAACTAGGCTCGTGGTCTATAGGCAAATCTAATTGCTCTAACATTTTGGTTCTCCGTTATGAGATTTTGGTCCTAGCATAAACAGACGCAGGGGTCAATAACTTTTTTATTCTGCTTAGACTAATCCTCTACGTTTTCTACCAGCGGTCCTAAGTAAGCAACCATGCGGTGGTGATCTACGAGTAAACTGGACAACAATCTTTTTGATATGGTTACACTTTTTTTACGTCCGCCGCCGTCTACAATTTTATGTGCTTGATGTAGTTCTGACTTTGAAGTCTCTAAACTTATCTGTCTCACTTACTTTACCTCAGTGATAACCCAACGTCCACGTTCTGCTAAGTGAGGAAAACGTCTAGCCCAATCTTTAGGATAGATACCTAACTCACCCTCATACTTCCATTCCCATCTAACAGTCTTACCGTCATAGGCGCGAGTGCTATACTCAGGCGGCGGTCTCTTGCTTTTACGGAATACACTTTTTTTACGGTTTACAGTTTTTTCTGACATTTTAATTCCCCAGTGTGTATATTGTAATACACAAGCTCTACTCCCAGTTTCTTCTGCACAGGACTTAGTTGTCTGTTAATCATTGTACCCGGCTTCCAATTAGCAGACTTAGAACGAAAAGACATAGTTTTAACTTCAACTAATCTAACATCCTTTGTCTCAGGATTTATAGCTACAAAGTCTACAGGGCCAGTATTGTTAGTTTCGTTATAAACATGGTAACCGTTATCTGCATAGTAACGCATCACACCCAGCTTTGACTGTAAACCCTTTTGTTCTTTTACGTTCATGCTAATATCTCACACTGTAATCTTCTACCGCAGACTTGTAACCTTTGCTGGATTTACAAGTATCACATATGAACATAACTTTGTGCAACAGTTTTTCTTTTCCACAGCATAGACACTTTTTCACTCTGTACTGATCTTTATTCTTCATACTCTGTCTTGCTTCTTCTAACTGTTCCACAACTGTGGAAAAGTCTATACGCTCCGGTTTCTTTTTACCTATGTGAGTAAACATTTTACTGTATCTGTTTAATATACTTATTACAGAGTTTCTTGTCATGTCCACTCCGTTGTAGCCCCTGTACTCAGGGGACATTACCTCTGCTATCTGACGGGCTGACAAACCACGCTCTCTGCTTAGTTGAAATATCTTCTCTATAAAATCCTCTGAATGTCTTTTCATACCCACCTACACCTAACTCCTTATCGAACCAACAACGCGCACAAAGTCTTTTATTATGTCTTACTACGACTGCCATATGATCACACTCTTCACATGAACTCATGTCTGATACCATCCACTGTAAGTGAGCTAACTGTTGACAGATTTACATTCCTATACCCTTTGGCATAGTTGTCATACACAGTCATCATTTGTTTATTGGTGTTACAGTCTCTGCCACCTTTCTTGTGCTTCTCAACACCTAGACGACCATTAATTTTGCGGAGACTACCATCCGCCTTAACAAACTCGATTGTAAAGAATTTATCCTGCACTGTGGCCTCGATTATCCGGCGCATCATGTCTGGATTCTCTGACCTGCTTCCGTATAGAGTGATCATGGCTGACCTCTGCTGTGAATGGAGATTGCACCTTACACCATGCTACTTCGATAGTCAAGTCATAATTCATTTGACACGGAAGTCAATACGTGCTAGGAGGTTTTTTGCCGTGTCCCGATATTGAGGATATTATATTAATGACTAATATAATTAAAGATTATATTTATAATCTAGATATACCTTTAGGTACTTCTAAAAGATTAGATTGTCCTGTATGTGGTGGTAATAATACATTATCTGTAACACAATTCTCTGATTGTATAAAGTATTATTGTTTTCATGCTAGCTGTTCTGTAGCTGGTGTAATGAAAGAAGGACTAGGTGAAACATCATTCACTGCAACAAGCGATTTTTTAAATAAAAACAGTTGTGTGGGTTTAGAATTAGAGAAACAGAACTGGCGTAAGCACAGTTTTCCTGTTCATTTTTATAATTATTTGAAAGATAACAATTGTACGATTGCGTTATTAAAAGGATTAGCGGACATACGCTATGACTACAAACGAGATAGGGCTGTATTTGTTGTAAAAGATAGAATGAAGATTGTGGATGCTGCTGGTAGATACATTGGCGGTGAGTCGCATAAAGGACCAAAGTGGTACAGATACGGTGGTAGTAAGCTACCTTATGTTTGTGGCAAACATAGACATGCAGTTATTGTAGAGGACTGTGCTTCTGCTACTGCTGTGTCTAGTTTTGCAACGGGTGTGGCGCTACTCGGCACTTTCTTACAAGAAGATATGATACCATGTTTAAAGGGTTTTGATAAGATTACTGTAGCATTAGATAAGGACGCATCAGATAAATCTGTAGACATAGCTATGAGATTAAATGCTGCGTATGGAGACATTGTAGGTGTTTCTGTATTAGAGAGAGATTTGAAAAGATTAACAGAGGATCAAGCGAAGGAGGCACTTAAAGTATGATTGATAAGGCTGTGCTTGTAGCCTGTCTACAGAAAGACAACTTTAATCGCGTATCTGGTTTAATTAAGAAGGAGTATTTTTCTAAGGAGGTAGCTACGATTGTTGAAACAATTAGCCACCTACATAAAACATATGAAGGAGACTTATCATTAGCTGACTTAGCATTAGCCCATGATGAGAGATACCCTGCTATGCCTGAAGCTACAAAGCAAAGGGCTGTACAACAAATAGAAGAGTTGAAGGGTGTGGTAGTGAACCCAGAGCTAGCAGGTAATGTTCTGCATAGTTTTTGGAAACGAGCCAAAGCAAAAGAGATAGGAGAAGAAGCACTTGATATTTTTCTTGGTAAGTCTAGCGATACTTATTCTCTACTAACTAGTGTAGAAGAATTAAAGAACAATGACGTAAAGGGATCAAAGACATATACTGTGCTTGAGGATAGTATAGCAGATAGTCTTGAGGAGTTTGAAAGAGATCCTGAGTTTATCTTTCCAACACAGATACGTGACTATGTACCCGGTATTGATCGACAAAATCTTGGTGTAATATTTGCACGTCCAGAGATTGGCAAGACAAGTTTCTCGGCTTGGTTGTCCGGCTGGTATGTGCGGAACAAGTTTAATGTAGCATACTGGGGCAATGAAGAGCCTGTAAAGAAAACAAGAATGAGAGTGGCTAAATCTATTACAGAACGCTCTAGATTAGAAGTGCTACAGGACAAAGATGGTTTCATACAGGATTATCAAGACAACATACTGCCTTACATATCTTTCATGGATTGTGTTGGTACATCAATACAAGAGATAGAAGATTATTGTTCTCGCAATGAGGTGGACGTTATTTTTATTGATCAACTCGACAAGATAAGAATAGATGGTGAGTTCTCACGCGGGGATGAGCGACTAAAGGAGTTGTACTGTAGGTCCAGAGAACTAGCCAAACGACATAACGTGGCGGTATGGGCTGTATCACAAGCGTCATACGATGCACACGGAAGAGAAAGTATAGATTATTCTATGCTAGACGGCAGCAAAACAGGTAAGGCTGGAGAGGCTGATATTATTGTAGGTATCGGTGTAGCAGAGCATGAAGAGTTTAGAACTATTAAGTTTTCAAAGAACAAGATTAACGGTTGGCACGGGTCGTTGGTTTTACGGCGAGACGGTGATAGAGATATCTTCTCATGATCACTGTGCTTGACATAGAAACCACAATGGACTTTGAAACATCAAGCTCTTCACCTTATGATGGTCAACAGATTGTGTTTGTAGGTTACAGGAGTTTTGTTGAGGACTTATCTGTTGTTGAAACAAATCAACTGTTTTTCTTCCACAACCAATGCGAACCTACGCCACATGCTAAAGATAAGCTACAACGTAAATTAGATGAAACGACATGTTTAGTCGGTCATAATCTAAAGTTTGATTTGCAGTGGTTGAGAGAGTGTGGTTTTAAATACGATATGTTTTTGTGGGATACTATGGTAGCAGAGTATCTACTTAGTAGAGGTGTTAAAACATCTATCAGTCTTGCAGAGTGTGCTAGACGTAGAGGTTTATCTGAAAAACGTGTAGACCTTACAGAAAAATACATTAAGGATAAAGTATCTTATGAGGATATGCCATCTGATATTGTAAGAGAATATTGCATGGCTGATGTAAATACCACATCAGAGCTAGCACATCAACAGCTAAAAGAATTAAAAATGTCTTGGCCTAATAAGGAGAGTCTTGTTTGAAACAAGTAGTAAAACTGAGCATGGATATGCTAGACGCTCTCATAGACATAGAAAGAGCGGGGATAAAAATATCAAATGAAAAGCTGGCAAAAATTAAAGAAGACTATCAAACAGAGTATGATCAGTTGTACAGTGACCTTATGGATATCGCTGAGATTGCTATGGGCGACACTCCAATCAACCTCGATAGTCCTGATGATCGTAGCAAACTACTATACTCTAGAGAAGTGGTGGATAAAACTGCGTGGAAAGAAGCGTTCAACATAGGAACTGAGCAACGCGGCCACACTAAAAAACAAAAGCGTAAGACAAAGATGTCTCCTACAATGTTTAAGGAGACAGTAAAACAATTAGCTCCTGTGTTTCGCAAAACTAGAGGACAAAGGTGCGAAGACTGCGGCGGCACAGGGCGCAAGAGAAACAGATTAAAGTCTGGAGAACTAAGTAAAAACTATGTGAAGTGTAAAACTTGTGGCGGAACTGGTGTTGTATATGTGCAGTTAAGAGAGCCAGCAGGATTACGGGTAATACCTCGCGGACCTCAAGATACAGCGGCTGCTGGATTTAGAACAGATAAAGAAACCTTGTCAGAGATACGGCTTGAGCTTGAAGGTAAAGCAAGAGAGTTTGTAGATAAGTATACACGTTATTCGATGATAAGAACTTACCTTAATACTTTTGTAGATAGCTTGGAGAAATATCAAGATGCTAGAGGCTTTATACATCCTAACTTTAATCAATGTGTCACCGCAACTGGTAGGTTATCCTCTAGCAGACCAAATTTTCAGAATATGCCTAGAGGCGCAACTTTCCCTGCGAGAGAAGCTATCGTGTCAAGATATGATGGTGGCTTTATACTAGAAGGTGATTACTCGCAACTAGAGTTTCGTGTGGCAGGTTACCTATCAAAAGACCCTGTAATATATGAAGAGGTAAAGAGTGGTTTCGACGTTCACTCCTACACTGCTGAGATCATGGGTGTTAGTCGTCAGGATGCCAAGGCCCATACCTTTAAGCCATTATACGGCGGAGTCCTTGGGACTAATCGTGAGATGGCATACTACTCTGCCTTCCGTAACAAATACCAAGGCGTAACTGAGTGGCACGATAAACTACAGGAAGAGGCGGTAACTACAAAACAAATAGCCTTACCCTCTGGTAGGGAATATGCTTTTCCCTATGCAAAGTACACTAGATATGGTACAACTGTGGGTGCAACATCAATAAAAAATTACCCAGTGCAGGGGTTTGCCACGGCAGACCTACTACCATTAGCTCTCATAAGGCTTCACAAGTCTCTGAAGGCTATGCAGAAACCAGTGCCAAAAAGCAAAATCATCAACACTGTTCATGACTCAATCATTATGGATGTTCATCCAGATGAGAAGGATTGGATGATTAATTTATTGAAAAGGAGTATGTTGTGTATACCTGAAGAATGTAAGGAACAATTTGGTATTGACTTTGATATGCCTATAGAGATAGAACTAAAGATAGGCAAAGATTGGCTTAATCTAGAGGAGCTAGAAATATGAGCGATATAATTACTATGGAAGATCTGAACGAAGAGAACATGGCTAAACTCGCAGCTATGGTCGGTCAGACAGAAACACGCGCTACCACCACACAAGGGTTACCGCGTTTAGCTATCGAACAACAAGCAGACAATGATGATGGTGAGCCGCTACCAAAAGGCAGCTTTCGTATTCGTCTAGACAATAGCACTGTATATGCAAAAGAGATTACCGTGCGAATGTTTGTTCGTTACTACTCCTATGATCTGTGGAATCAAAGCTCACCAGAAGATAGTATAAGGACCGTTCTTGCACCGTCTTTGAGTGATGACTTCCCAGACACAAGCGGTGGTATGAAGTGTGGTAAGTTAAGTAAGCAAGAAGTAGAGAACCTTGCACCTAACTCTCTTGAACATGCTAAACAGAAAAGCATTAAATGCACACAGGTTGTATATGGTGTGATTACTGGAGCAAAAAATGCCACGGACAACGCTGGTGACACTGTTGATTTAGCTGGCACTCCGTTTATTTGGTCAGCCCGTGGCTCTGCATTTATGCCAGTGGCTAACTATATCCGTGAGGTTCCTTCGAACAAGATTATCTTTGGTCAAAAGGTAAACATTGCCACTAAGCGTAATAAGAACGGTGGTATCACTTATTACACGCCTGTGTTCGATAAGCCTCAAGCGGTGAAGATATCTGATGAGGATGTTGAAACTCTTAATACTTTCATACAAGATATTGAGAGGGCAAACGAGCGCGTTCTAAAGATGTACAATGAGCGCAAAGAAAATGTTCTAGCTATGGATGATCTTGATGTAGCAAAAGCATTGGAAAACGCAGAGGCCATCTAATGACCTCAATGCTGTTACATCAAGTACAGCATTTCCTAGAAAAAGCGTCGAGGGGTGAAGGCGAAGGTCTTCCCCCTCATCTCATCAACGAATTTAAGGAGATGTGTGGCTCCGCTATAGAACGTCAGTTTAGTGAAAAGCGTGGTTCAAAAGTACGTATGTCTGGTGTGGGTAAGCCCCTATGCCAGCAGAAGTTATCCGCAAGAGATGACATAGAAGAAGATGTAGATTATACCTTGGTTATGAAGTTTCTGTTTGGAGACATCATAGAAGCTATAGCAGTTACAGTTATGAAAGCTGCAGGTGTAAACATACAGAGCGAACAGGAAGGTGTAAGTCTAGAGATAGGCGGCACAACATTAAGTGGCACCTACGATGTAAAAATAGATGACAAGATATATGACATAAAGAGTGCCGCTCCCGGTGCATTCTCTATGAAGTTCGCGGCTAATCGTGGCTACAACAACATCAAGAAGGATGATGTATTTGGCTACGTGCCTCAAGGTTATCTGTACGCAGAGGCTGCTGGTTCAACATTTGGTGGTTGGATAGCTATCAATAAAGCTACAGGTGAGTGGGCTGTATGTGAGACGCCGCTGGTACAGGATGAGGATAGAGCAGCGGCTCTACAATTAGCCGATAAGAACATACGCAGTGTTCTTGGCGAAGAAAAGTTTGAGCGGTCTTTTGCTGATATACCTGAGACCTACAAAGACAAAGCAACAGGCACATTGAAAAGAACAGGTAACAGACTAATGGATAGAACTTGTTCTTACTGTGGTTTTAAAATGCACTGCTGGCCTAACGCTGCATACAAACAGAAAACAACTTCTACAGCAAATACTCGACCAAGAGTATGGTATACAAAGCATGTAAAGGATGAAATCTGATGCCACTATATATTACAGAAACTGTCACTGACTTTGAAACTATGCACAATCCTAAAGCTAGTTTTGTGTACTTTGATACACAGAAAGGTGACAGCACTCACACAGAGGCACTAAGAATAAAAGCTTTACCTGATGACGTTCAGTTTCCAATAATATACAAAAAAAATATGTCTGCAGAGGGCGATTGGACTGCGGAAGAGTTTAATTATAAAGGCTCTATGATAATGGCTCGTTGTTTCGATGCCATACGTTCTATGCTAAGGCAAAGCAGGTTGGTAGTGTTTCCGTCTAGAAGTTTTTCTATTGTAAGAGATACATCCCCTGAGTATGTGCAAAAAGATTTAGCAGAGGGTTACATACAGATAACGAACACTAACCCTGAAAATAAAAACAAGTTTGATTACTATGCGTTTTAGATCAAAGTTTGAGTCAGAGGTAGCTGTGGCTCTAGGGCGTATGGGTATTAGTTGGGAGTTCGAGCCTGACAAGATATCATATCAGCCTGAACCTAAAGTATACATACCTGACTTCTACATACCTCGTAATGACATATACATAGAAGTAAAGGGACGACTAACACAGCAGGACAGAGTAAAGCACCTTCTTGTTAAGAAACAGAACCCAGACACTGAAGTGAAGTTCTTCTTCGCTAACGCTAATAAAAAGATATACAAGGGTTCAAAGACTACCCACGCAGAGTGGGCAGAGCGTCATGGATTTGATTGGGCGCATAAAAAATTACCCGTGGAGTGGTTTGATGAGTGATGATGGTTTTACGTTTGATCCAGAGGATGATCTTATAAATGATGAGATGCGAGACAGAATAGAAGAAGAGACATTCTTTTTATCTCCAAACAGACTGTACATTGTCTTTGACCCTGAAGGGTTTGACAAGGTTAGCGTCCGTGCATATGATACATCAGATACGAAAGACGTGTCTGCCGCGCACATTCTTCAACAGGGGATGCTCAGTCTTCTCGAAACAGATTATGACTATCTAATGCAGTTAGGACACGAAGCCACGCTGGAACAGATAGTAGAAAAATCAAAAGAGAAAGAAGAAAGCAATAAGCTGATAGTAGAAGATGTGTATGACAATGTTATTAAGGTAAAGTTTAGCGAGGACAACTGATGCCAAACGAAAAAAAGTACCTTGCACAATTACAAGAAGCTGTTAACAGCCCTTCGCACTATACGCAGGGCGGTATGGAAACTATAGATATGATCAAAGAATCTCTTACAGAAGAAGAGTTCAGCGGATATCTAAAAGGCAACATACTCAAGTATGTATGCAGATACAAACATAAGGGGATGCCACTAAAAGACCTGATGAAGTCGCAGTGGTATCTAGAAAGGCTAATGAGGGAACAAAAAACAAATGAAGAATAACTACTTTCCAACAGACTACCAAGAGTTCATTCATCTTTCACGTTATGCACGTTGGTTGGGCAGTAGGCGTGAGACTTGGGCAGAGACTGTTGAGCGGTATTTTGACTTTATGGACAACACGCTACAAGAGCGGTTTGGTCATGAGATACCTAATAGAGATGAGCTTGAAGAGGCTGTGCTTAGTCTTCAAGTAATGCCATCTATGAGAGCTTTGATGACTTCAGGATTAGCATTAGAGCGTGATAACACTGCTGGCTACAACTGCTCATACATTCCTGTAGACTCACCCCGTGCATTTGATGAGATACTGTATGTTCTCATGTGCGGCACTGGTGTAGGTTTCTCTGCAGAAAGACAATATGCTTCAAATCTACCAACAGTAAACGAACACTTTGAAGAGACTGAAACAACCATTATTGTACAGGATAGTAAGGCAGGATGGGCTAGGGGCCTCCGTGAGTTGATTGCCTGTCTTTACGCTGGTCAGGTGCCAAAATGGGACTTGTCTCGTCTACGCCCCGCTGGAGCGCGTTTAAAGACATTTGGCGGCAGATCGTCTGGCCCAGCGCCTCTTGACGATCTTCTTAAATTTACAGTCAATCTGTTTAAGAATGCTGCTGGTAGGCAGCTATCTCCGTTGGAGTGTCACGACCTTGTATGTAAGATAGCCAGTGTAATTGTTGTAGGTGGTGTGCGTAGGTCAGCACTAATATCTCTGTCTGATCTTAATTCAAACAGAATGCGAGTTGCTAAGTCTGGCGAGTGGTTCAGAGACTATCCTCACCGTGGGCTGGCAAATAACTCTGCAGTATATTCAGAGCGTCCTGACATGAACACGTTCTTGAAAGAGTGGTACTCTTTGTATGAGTCAAAGTCTGGAGAGAGAGGTATTTTTAATCGTGAGTCAGCGAAAAACAAAGTTGCTAGTCTTCGTCGCCGTGATCCTGATCATGAGTTTGGAACTAACCCTTGCTCTGAAATTATTCTACGTCCCTACCAGTTCTGTAATCTTACAGAGGTAGTTGTCAGAGCTTCAGACACAGTGTCGTCTCTCACTAAGAAAGTCGAGTGGGCCACACAGCTTGGCACCTATCAATCTTGTCTAACTGATTTTAAATATCTCAGAAAGATTTGGAAACAGAACACAGAGGAAGAAAGGCTGCTAGGAGTTAGCCTAACTGGTATTCTTGACAACGAGATGCTTTCTACAAACAATCATAAACTTGTGGAACTGCTTGTAGGTTTTAAAACTGTTGCAATAAAAACAAATGAGAGAATAGCCAAAAAGCTCGGTATCAGTCAGTCTGCAGCTATCACCTGTGTTAAACCGTCTGGCACAGTATCACAATTAGTCGATAGTGCATCTGGCATACATCCTCGTCACAGTGAGTATTACATTCGCACAGTTAGAGGTGACAACAAGGACCCGCTAACACAGTTCATGATACAGTCTGGCATACCTGCAGAACCTGCTATTGGTAATGAAGATAACATGACTGTATTCTCATTCCCTGTAAGATCACCAAAGGGTGCGTTGACCCGTGATAGCTTAACAGCGGTAGAACATTTAGAACTGTGGAAGACATACGCAGAAAGCTGGTGTGAGCATAAACCTTCTATCACTATCTCTGTAAAAGAAGATGAGTGGCTTGAGGTAGGTGATTGGGTGTACAAAAACTTTGACCACATCTCTGGTGTGTCGTTCTTACCTCACTCAGATCATACCTATCAACAGGCACCTTACACAGAGTGCAGTAAAGAAGATTATGAAAGCTTAGTAGCTAAGATGCCTGACTCAATAGATTGGGAAGGGCTAAAAGAGATTGAGGTAGAGGACACAACAACAGGTTCTCAAGAACTTAGCTGCACAGGTGAAGTCTGTGAAGTTGTGGATATAGGTGCATAGCTTTGATAAAAGAAATCCAGATAACTGAGGAGATGCGTCAAAAGGCGGATCACAAAGCTTTCATGCTAGGTGAGTTGAACAACTCAATAATGCGTGGGAACGGATCTCATTCTGGATATCTTGGGGAGATGATAGTCGTAAGCGTTCTGGGTGGTAAGGCATCAAACACCTTTGATTACGATATTGTTCTTGATGACGGCACAAGAGTAGATGTGAAGACTAAAAGAACTTCATCTCCCCCACTACCCCATTACTCCTGTTCAGTGGCAAAGTTTAACACTAGACAAGATTGTGATGTTTACGCATTTGTGCGGATAAAATATGATTTGTCTGTGGGTTGGTATTTAGGTCACATAAGTAAGAATGACTTTTACCTCAGAGCTACAGAACATAAGAGGGGAGAACACGACCCTAGTAACGGGTTTGTGTTTAGGGCAGACTGTTATAACCTGCCAATACAAGACCTAGAGAGTTATAATGTCAACTAAACGTGACGCTCTGTTGTACAAAATGTCAGTATTGCTGACACAAGATGGCAACATAGCGATTGACTTTGAGGGTCCACCATCTGCAAAAGACATAGAAGAAGCTTTTGATAGTTGGAACTCAGACTTTGAAAACACAAAAAAAATAGTCTCGCTGGTAGAATACCTACGAGACTATAGTGATAAACAGTACGAAGATTTAAGAAGCTTTATTCTTTAGGCGTTTCTTTCTTCTCTTTTGGTTCTATTGCTTTTTCGTAATAGACTATAAGTTCTTGTTGTTGCTGTATGTATCTTTTTATCTCTGCCATGTTGAGAGCTAGAGTTTCATAGTCACGCACACTCACTGCGTAAAATACTAAGTCCCCGTTCTCCTTCTCAAACTTCTGCTTGAACTCTTCAAAGTTTCTGTCTGTAACCACGTAGAAGTATATGTCATTCAGGCTAATACTCTTTGGTCTAGTCTGTGCAGGAATCTTACGCTCTACCTCAATCGTCTTTACTTCTAGGGGCAGGACTTTTTGGAAGCTGCTGCACCCCGTCGCTAGGAGGGGTAGCACCAGAAAGAGCTTCCAAAGATTTAAAAAGTTTCTTTGTTCCATTGTTTATTCTCTTCTCTACAAGCTGTGGCTTCTGCAGACTAAGAACTAATAGATTGTGCTTACGCAGCTTACCTATCAACGTGTCCCTGTAATCATTAGCCGCCTGTAGTTTACTGTGCAAATCTTTGTTTAGCTGCTCAAACTTCTTACGATCAGCTATCATGGTGTTGATAGTATTGTCTTGCATCTTCTTTGCAGTCTCTAGCTTGGCATTGTTTGCAGTAAGAACCTGTATTCTTTCCTGCGTATCTTTATAGTAGTAATACGCACCGTAGCCAACACCACCAAGTAACCCAACAACTATTAATATTATATATACTTTTGTCACTTCTTAGCACTCATGTATGCAGTCATTCCCATGTACGCTCCAACCACACCTGCTTGTCCAATGTAAAAAAGCCCGAACAAATCGGAAAGTGCTTTGATCCTTGCGTCAGGAAAGATAGGTAGAAAGACTAACGCAGTGAAGACAATCATGGATATCATAGCTACCCACGCCATCCTCTTCTGCGCCTCCATCTTTTCTTTTTTTTCTAGAGCCTCCACTACGGCTAGCTCATTGTCACTTACTATGCCATCATTGTCTAGGTCCAGAGCATTGTACTCACTGTCTGGTTCTAGCTTCTTCTGTTCTCCCATGTGACACCTCGACTGTCTCTATCACAGCCTCTATATTCTCATGCCAGTGATTAAGAAAGCGGTGTACTCTCGGATACTCAGGTACGACATCGTTTAGCTGCCACATAAACTCTTGCAGTATATTGTTGTAGTCTGGCATCCAGTAGTACACTCGCAAAACCACTGGCTGTATTTTTATAATCATTTAGTAAGTTTATTTTTAGCCTTTAGAACATTCATTCCTAGAGTGTTTATTGCAGTTAGTATTGCTTGCACTTTCTTATTGTCGGCTTCGTTAGGTGTGATAGCTGCGAGAATGGAGAAACCTCCAAACACTGCAAGTGCTAACACGATGATAGTAATAATTAGTCCCATAGTTTTCTCCTACTCAAAAGGTGTGTAATCTGGCATTCTGGTTTGTGGCGCAAGATCACCACCAATACCTGCTCTGAACGCCATAATATTCTGCCCAAACTGTTGTATTTCTTCTTCTGTATCTAAGCCTGTCTTTTCAGGGTCTTTGCCTTCGTTTATATTGTGAGCTATTGCTCTTCTTAGTGCTAAATTAAATTTACTGTTTGCCTCTTTTGGAAGCACGTTTCCAGTGCGAAGAATAGAATCCATATAATATAAAAGCTCTGGGTCACGCAAAACTGCCTCTAAGTCATTACCTGCTTGCATTCTCAATCTAACTAAAAGAGCTTCAGTTATAACATATCGTGGAGATACCACATTACGATCAACAGCATAGATTCGGCTAATCCAACTTGACGGGCTAAGAGCTTTTGTAGAGTAAGCCATGATACCTTCAGGGGCTTGTTGTCTTGAAGCTGCAGAAAGAAATTGAATTGACTCAGCAAAATCTGATAATAAACCTAAATAATTCTCTTTCAAAACGCCTAGAGTTTCTCCTTTAAGTTCCGGCGAAACTATACGGACTCTTTTAGGAAGAAGTTGTTCAATTAATCTTTCATTATTTCTTACAAACTTTGTAAATTCTTCTGGTTTGAAAGCCTCATCTTGAATAACTTGTGCAGAATCATCAGTTTTTATTCCAAAAGAATCGTTTCTAACTTTCCGTATCATTCTTTCATAAAATGCTTCTTTAAGTTGTTCAATTAATTCTTCATTTTTTACATTCTTATACTTATCTTGAGTTTTTAAAGATTGAGCTAGCTCATCAAAAAATCTTGGAAGATCATCAGTTAAAGCGTTGTCTACCCCCCCATACGTATCCATAAATTTTTCTATATCTGTAATTTTTTTGTCTATAAACATTGAGGTTGCAGTTATTTTGAAAGCATCGTCACCTAACTCTTGTATTTCTTTTTGCACATCTCTAGTGTTAGAGGCCAGTATGTTAATTTCAGATCGAGCTTTTTCAAAAGCTTTCTGAACTGCTCCTGAACTTTCAATCAATTTTTGTAAGGACAATTTAAAATCTTCTGACCCAACATCTTTGAACATGCCTCCAAGCCTATCTGCTCTACCGTCAAGTAGTGCTAATCTCTCTACAGCTTCAGAGTTTAAAGGAGTAATATTTTTGTATAGATTATTTCTTGTATCTGCCATGTTATTGTAACCAGCGATGCCGTTTACATTTAAGTTAGTATTTTTTAATATACTGCTTTGCAACATAGCTGAGTGATTCATAGCTGTAAATATAGCCTGTAAGTTTTCACCAACTCTAATATTATTTTTCCTTTGACCTGCCTCTACAACTGTATTAGGAGTAAGAGTATATTTAGGAGCCTGTAAGCCTACTCTTTCACCAGCAGTTCCAAAATACCTTTCTAAACTTTCAACAAAAGTTTCAAACTCATTTGCATTGCCATACAAAGTCTTGTTAAGATCAAATCTCTTAATTAATTCTCCCTCGTTCAACATGCCACCAGCGCGTCCACGGGCCTCATGCACCAATTTCCCGATTGCACTTTCATACATACCACCCCGAACTTCATCCCTGTATCTGGCCCGTAACGCATCTCGTTTTTGAACTGCAGCCTCTCCTCCCGCTCTTCGTAATTCACTGGTGATGGTTTCGTTTATGTTTTCTGACAGGTTTAATAATTCTTGTCTGCGATTACCATCAAGATTAGATGCTCTGTTATTTAAACTTCTTCTTAAAAGATCAAGATCATTTAAGTTCCACTTTAATCCTTCTTTTATCTCTCCTGCTTCTTTCAGTGTATTTAACATCAACCAATTATATATAGGGGCATCTTCTCCAAATTGATTTCTATACTGTTCGATGATCTCTGCCCTTGCGATAGGTCCGTTCTCTCCAAGACTTTCAAAGTACTCATCTAATTTTCTTGCAGAGGCCCCTTCGATGGCACCAACCACAGGTCTAAGATCAGACGGTATAACCTGTTGTTTTGCAAGTTTTTGCATTGTCACCGCTAAATCTTCACCGTAAGATATCTCTGTCCATTTGGCAAAAATATCTCCTATAAAACCACTATCATCAATATCAACCTCTATACCTTTGTATAGGTTAGCAAACTGTGCATTAAAAAAACTGTCTTTAGCGTTTCTAACATTCATGGCTAATTCAAATAAAGCTTTTTCAGGCTCACCACTTTCAATGTAAGACCTAACTACAGTGTTTGTATTGTCCTCTCTTACTCTAGGAACAGTTACGTTATCTCTCATAGTTTCTGCAGTAACAGCGGCAACAGATAAATCTTCATCTTGTTGCCTGACTGCAGACTCAAGTTCACTGACGCCCTGTCTAGCTGCTGCAAGTTGTTCTTCTGCAACAGAAATTCTAGCATCTTCTCCCGCTCTTTCTACAGTGATACCAGCGTCATCTCTTAATTTTTGAATCGTAGCTTCCATCTCATCCAACGCGGCTGCTGCATAGGATATATCACCGTCCCTGTCTTTAAAAGATTTTGGGCTATCCTTAAATTGAGCATCTAATCTTTTTAATTCATTATCTATTCTTTTAATGACACCGCCTAATGTAGACTCAGCTTGTCTTCTCATTTCTATTAGACCGTTAACAAAATCAAGTAAATCATCATCTCCCTCAATTTGTTTCAACCTTTGAGGAGTTAGATTATCAAAACCTACTTTAGCTTTGTTAAGAATATCTAAACTTGTCATAGCTAAATTAATGTGTTCTTGTAACTTTTCAATTTTGACTCCGCCAAGCATTTTTGTAAGAGAAATTTTTGTTGTATCCTGTAATGCCATAAGAGGTTGTAAAGCAACTATAGCTGCAAAACTTGTATCAAAACTGTCAGGGTCCCCTGTAACTTTTCCCCAATTTGTTCTGTATTTATCTATTTTGTCAAGTTCATCAAGAACATTATCGCTAGCTCCCCCTAATTTTATGGCGCTTGTAATTCGCATAATATTTCTTCTTACATTTTTTGGAGCTATTTTAATTTCGCCAGATTCCTTAACTCCAGAAATATAGTTAGTTTTATTTGCAAAAATAGGCGCTGTTTGTAGCGCGGCTGTTTGATCTAAAACTATTCTTCTTTCAGGTGGAAATGCTTGTATGGTGGTTTCAATAGCGCGTCGCCCTCTTAACTTTGCACCTTCCTCTGTTTTTGCTCTGACTGCGGAGGGGGCAAGCCAAGAACTATTCTTTAGCCAAATAAAGGCGTTCATATATGTCTCTCTTACATAACCCTCCAATTGTAAAGCAGATCTCGGCACAGCCCTTTGACCAGCAATAATAGTTCCTATACCTGCCACAACACTAAAAGGATTGTCAGTGCCTTTATAGTTATTATTTTTAGTAGCTATGTCATATCCTGCAGCACCTGAAGCAAAAAGTATCTCTGCAACAGCTTCTTCTCTAGTGATGTTGTCATAGATGCCAAATCGCCTACCCATGTAATTTCTTAAAGCCATGTCCTCCATTTCTTTTTTAGCTGCTAGACGTTCAGCTTTAGACGATTTAGGATTTGACCAAACTTTGTTGTAGTTTTCAACTAAAGGTTTTAATCTATTTTCCATGACGTTTCTAACGCTTACTTTTCGACCTGTTAGTTTTGAATCCCTTTCCGCTTTAGCTTGTAAAAATTTTCTTTCAGCCATTCTAGCAGCTTGAAATTCACTTTGAACAATTCTACCACGGGCAAAAGTACCTCTTACATTGTCAAAAGCGTTAGCAACAACACCGGGCAGCGGAAACTTACTTACCGATCTACTTTCTACAAAGTCATCAACTAATTTACCAAAACTAGTGCCATCCATTTTAGATATATCCTGTATACCTTTAGTTTTTGCAAATTCTGACATTTTGTAATATGTTGTATTGCGTAATCCTTTTCTAATCATAGTGACTGCAGCAGCAGGTCCAAAACCTGTCGCAAGGTAATGAGTTAAATAACTAATAAAGTCTGCATCTGGATTTTTTGTAGAAAGAACTATAGCAGCAATATCTGGAGGTAATTCTAAATCTTCTCTTCTAAGTAAATCAATAACAAAAGGTCTTAGATTATGTCCAGCAAATACGCCATCACCGTACACTGCATCATCAACTTTTTTAAATCTGTCCACAAATAAAGTAAAAGGATTTTTACTCTGATCCCCATACATCTCTTTCATATCTTTGTCTGAAAGATAACCAATTTGGTTAACAATGTTACCAACACCCCTACGAAAAGTTCTTCCAACAGCATCTAATGCTGAAAAAGCAACATTAGCCGTTGTAATAGGTAATTTTGGTAGCTCTGTAAGAGCCATTCCAACACGTTCTACCGTAGGATCTTTAGGAAATTGTTGAGCAAGAAATACGGCAGCATCTTTTATATACTTCTGAGTATTTTGATCTAAAGGGTTTTTTCCTCTTTGTGAAAAAAGACTATCAAGCTCTCTATAAAAATAGTGTCCTTGGTTCATTTCTCTTAGAGTTATCTGTCTATCACTAACAGGATCGTAAAATTCTCTATCCTTATTTTTGTCTATAATTTCTCTTATAGATTTAGTTTGACCTCTAGTGTCTACAGTTACAGATTCTACATCAACATCAGGCATATCTAATTGAGGAAGTCCAGCAACGTCTGCAGGAGGCAGAGCTTGTTGTTCAGTTTTTTTAGCTCTTTCTGCTAAAGTAGGTTCTGATGCAGGTGTTTTACTAATCTCTTCAAAAACAGTTTGCTCTAATCCACCACCGTAAAGAACAGGATTGCGAGGATCAATAAAACTACGCGCAGTCACAGGGGAGCCTACGCCAATATCAGATTGTGTTTGTAAAAATTTATTTTCTTCTTCTGCGTCAGGCATATCTAATAGAAGATCAACAGTTATATTACCCATGTGCTATTTTTCCTCTTTTTGTAAATTTTTTAATCTATCTGATATAGGTATAGGACCGCCTGTTGCTCTAAACTGCACATTAGTTTGACCTTCAAAAGCTTTTATGGCGTCCTCTTCATCTGTAAATAAAGATATGTTATTTATAGCCATTCTTCTCAATTCAAAACGTGTGCGGCTTTTTCTTATTTTTGCAAAAGGTACATAACCAAGGTTCTTTACATGAACCACTTTTACGCTTACAAAATTGTCATTTTGTTTTACATTCTCAGGAAGTCTATCATATATTTTTGAACTTAAATCATTAGTTTCTCGCGTGTTTCCTGTCAAAACAAAATTAAGGTATTGTGTTTTTAATTGACTATATTTTTGTCGGTTACTATTTTTAGCGTTAACAAGTTGTCTATATACGTTTACATAATCTGGAGGGTTTACACCACTTTGAGGTTGATACGTTGAAGCCGATTCTCTAAGAGCGCCTTCTAAAGAAGCCCATAACGGGGGTATTTGATCAGTCGCGTTTTCAGAGGCTACAAAATTAAAGTCATCATCTGTTTCTCCATATTTTCTCCAGATGTTATAGCCACCTGCAAAGTTTGAGGTACGATTCTCAATCTTATCAACTGCACGTCTAAAAGAAATCGTGCTGTTAAAGGATGGAAAAGCTTCTCTTATGAACTTGTATTGTTGATTAGCAGCTATGTAATCTCCAAAGTCTACAGGTAAACCTGTTGAACTAGGACGCGCAGTTACATATCCTTCAAGGCTCATAAGATTTTTAAGAGCCATTCTTCTAATAGCATCAATGGTTGCAATTTGCATCCCAGTGCTAGAAAATGAGCTAGCTAATGCAGCTTTCATGTTCTCTACGTCAGCGTTTGATATTTTATCTGCACCAGTTTGCACAATCTGCGCTAAAGCAAAAGCTACTATTTGATTTAAAGAATTAAATACAGCACCTGCCTCGGTAGCGTTCAATTGTTCAAGATCTCTCCCTGCAAGACCCATTAATCGCGCTTGCGCTTCACCATACATTCCTGCATATTCTGATGTAAATTTACTTGTATCTATAAAATCACCTAATATTTGTCCAAGCCCACCGACCTTTAATCTTAATTGTTGTAAAAAGTTTCCACCAACACCAATACCTTGACCTCTAAAGTCTTCAAGAATTTGTTGCATATTGCCAAGTAGGTTAACAACTTTTCGATTAGCCTCTGCTGATCTCTTTCTATCAACAAATTCTTTTTTACCTGCTGGGTTTCTAGATTTTTGATCTCTATAATATTGAGTCGCCTCTCCGGGTAATAATCTTGTTATAGGAGACATCGTTCCAGCTTGATCAACTGCTTGTTCTTCTATTACATCTTGACGAAGAGTAGTGAGTGAGAATGCTCTAAAAAGATTGGAAACTTGAGAAGCTGCAGCAGCTTGGTTTGCTAACGGCTGAGATTCTACATAACTGGCAAGCGCGTTACCAAACGCTTTTCTTGCTTCAGACGTAGAGGGTTTTGTTTCGTCTAAAATATCAGCAGCATAATAGTTTAAGGGGGTTCCATCTGAGCGTGTTAGAGGTTTAGTAAGAACATCTAAAAGTTCTTCAAAAGTATCAGCGTTTCTTGCGCCTTGACTTAGTTTAGATTTAGTCTTTTTATTCCACAAAGCTGCTAATCTTTGAGCGCCGACTTTTACACTTTGATCCGTGCTGTTTTCATATTTTTTAATTATGAAAGCTCCACTTTTATTTGATTCTTCTTGTGGAGGTTGATCTGGAGTTGGCTCTTGATTTACAGGAGTATTATTTATACTTGCCACACTTGGTCTAAGAGCTTGAGCAGGTAAAATTGGTGGTGCGGTAGGATTAATTCTTCTAAGCGCGTCAAATATGTTAGCAAATTTTTTCTCTGTGGGCATGGTTATCCCCTCTGCACCCTCAGACATTTTTATTGTTTGTGTTTCATCACTTTGATGAGCTTTAAAAATAGACCTTACCCGTGTATAAAAATCTGATAAAGTCCCCTCTCTTTGCATTCGCTTTACAAAGTCATTAAAAGTATTGGGGTCACTTTGTATGCCAGCGTTTAACGTGGTAAGATACTGCAGATTGTAGCCTTTAGAACCCTCTTGAAGGTCAGACTGAAATGTGTAAGGCCCAGCACTTTTTGTGTTTCCGCCCTTTTTTAAAGTAGCTTCGTAATTTGCAAGTCTTTTCTTACTCTCAAAATCCAACTTGTACTTCTCAGCTAGCGCAGCTTTTTCAGCGTCAGTCTTAGCTTTGAAGTCAATCATATCCTCGCCAGCTTCAGCGGCACCTTTAACAAACGCAGCAAACAAAGGTAAAACCATTTACTCCTCCATTTCCATGAAAGGCTTCTCATCAGCAAACATAAGTTCTTCTCTCATGGACTCATCTATAACTGGCATCTCAGTGGCTGCGGATAGCTCACTCAAAAACTGTATGCCCTCTTCTGCCCTATCAAATGCTTCTGGGTTGTTCTGTCTCATCAGTGTTAGTAGAGTGTCAGAATCCATACCTTCTCCCTGTTCTTTTCTTTTTACTGTGTTGTCACTAAATACTTTCACTGGTATATTTTCTTCTACAGCCATACTGGCTAAGTGCATGAGAACAGGAAACTTAATTAACTCAGCTAAATCCACACTCCATTGCCCCTCTGTAAAACCACCAAAAGATATTGTATTGACAATTTGCTCTAACGGTATGCCAGCCATCATTAGCTTTAGCATTTCATCCCTGCTTTGCTCATCTTTTTCTATCTGGTCAACAACATGGAGAAAACAATCTTCTACAGTGTTATATCGCGCAGGTCTTTCCCACGCCCACTTTCCCGGCTCATCAGTAAAAGACTGACCCGGAATAGGAACATCTAACTTGTCTCTCTGTTCCATAGTCCTTGTAGAAGGATCATCCATTGGCTCCTCATCCATACTAGGATCATAATTGTCCAACAGTGCTTGATAGTCTACTTTTTCCATTATATTTTCCTATGTGAGTTTTGAGTAAGCTCTACGTCTTCCAGAGGTAGTTCCTATATTTCCTGACGGTATGGTTACAGAGGGGCTTTTTGGAATATTGCTTAACACAATTGGTCGGACATCAATTCCTGTTCTACGAACTTGACCATATACAGTATCTAAATTTCTACGTTGGATACCATCAAATCGTGTCTGTGTTGCGCCCTCATTGCTCTGCCCAAAACCGGGAGGAATAGACCCCGATTGTGCCTGAGCAAAACGCTCTCGATCTCGTCTGTCTCTTGGCCCACCAAAGGCAGGATTCATTGCTTGATTTGAAGCAACTTGACCAACAGTCTGTGCAATACGTGCTAAGGTGCTAAGGTAATCATCTTCAGCCGTTGGTGTGTAAAGGTCACCAAATTCTTGATCTGACATGTTAAGAAAACTTATGCCAGAATCCTCGCCGTATATGCCCATATCTCTATACTGTGCAGGAGGGGTTCCAACTTCCACGTTAGGCGGTAATTCACTTACATTTCCTATAAAATCTGCCGCACTACGGCCTAATATTTCTTCTGGAGCGTAAACCTGTTGTACTCCAAAATCATCTTCTTCTTCAAAATACGTTTCTTCATAAAGCTCATCACCTGAACCCCATAATTCCCATAAATCAGCCATCAGTTATCTCCTTAAAACGGATTTCGTGGATTACTAAATCCTTCAGTTGCAAAGTTAGGAAAGATAGTTTTCATCACACTACTTCCTAGTGATTGAAATGTCTGCACATACAAATCTTTGTCATACATCTCTTCTCTATCTTCCTGTTGCTGTGCATACAAAGCAATCTGATGCTCACGATTAATTGCATTCTCTGCAGAGTTGTATACGAATGAAGCGTCATCTCTATACTTCATCCACAGACGATTGAGAGCGTCCTGACTAAGGTTTAGTCGGTTCATCACATTCTGTCTGTTTAGTTCGTTCTGTTGTGCAGTGTTAGCGGTATTAACCTGTCTACGCCACGTAGCGTTTGATTGATTTATCTGTGCTTGTAACTTTGTGTTAAATGAGTCTCTTGCTGAAGCTAACTGAGAAAAGTATCTGGTGTTTGCGTTTTTCTCTCCTGCATTTATCTGGCGAATAGCAGCTTGTCTTGCAATGTTTGCAGACTGTATCTGTGTCCCTAGCTCTTCATAAAACTCATTTACTTGGTTTTGTGTTTTAGCGTTAAACTGTGCTGCAGCGTTCTGTGCCGCTGAGTCTGATGTTAGTTTTTGAAACTTTGCCTGTAGATCAATTGCTTGTAGTTGCTGTCTATTAGTTAGGTTTGCAGTATCAATAGAAAGAAAAGCTCTAGCGTTATTTACGGCTGCTTGCATACGCGCATCTAGATTTGCCTTGTCCATAGCAGCGTAAGTGGCTGCATTTTGCAGAGTAGCCTGTTGCTGGTTGTTAAGGTTCTGCATCTGGATGGTAGCGTAGGATTTAGCGTCCTGTGCAGCTATGGGAATACCAGACTCCATGATGGCTTGTGTGATGGCTGCAGCAGCCATAGAGGAGGCACCCAGACCTCTTTTAGCCATCTCCGCGCCTACAGTTCTAACCGCAGGTGCCGCCCATGCAGGGAGAGGTTTGCCCTCTTCTAGTGAACTAAACAGATCACCCAGTTGATACTTGACCGTTGCCCTCTGGTCTAATTCTCCAGTAGCAGCTTGTGCCACAGACTTTTCAGATACTGCGCCTTGAATGTCGCCTACAACAGATTGTGCAGAAACTTGTCCCTGCGCCGCTGTAAATTCAGGAGTGTTAGGACTAACAAAAGCTTGATACGTGTTTGCTTGCTGCCGACTAGGAACAGGCACATTTAAATCTGCAGCCTGTACCTCTGTCACGGGTCCAAGAGGAGTCTCAGGCATTTGCACATCAGCTTCTAACTCTTTTTCTTGAACCTGTTGTGCTATAGGCTCTAACGTACCTCCTGCAGGAAGTTGAGGTGCTGTAATACGGGACTCTGCAACATCTAACAGTTGTTCATACTGTTGTGGCCCTGTCGTATCAATTGTCTCTTGGTTTTCCTCTGCCATGTCTTATTCCTTGTTTGTGAACAAATCCTCGGCCTGTTCTTTATTTTCGTACTCAGCTAACTTTTGACTAACAGTTACTAGCTTCGCCTCTAGCTCTGCACACTTAGTCATTGCAACATCACGCTGACGCACCAGCACCTTCATTAGATTTTCTGTAATATTAAGTTCCATTCTTTTTTCTCTTCCTTTCTCTAAGCATAGCCCAAAGCCTAAAAACCAATAGCACAGAGCCGCCAACTAACATGAATAGTTGGAGGCCCTGCTCTACCCATTGCAACCAAATAGGTGTAGATACTAAACTAGTAGAAAGTGCAGTATCTGTTACATTCTTTATTTTTTCAGTTGTTTTTAGGTCCATAGTATTATACCTTATTTAAAAGAAAAAGTCAAGATATTTATTTGTTTAGTTGTTGTTTTATAAAGTCTATTTCTGCTTTTATACGTTCTATTTCTCTAGTCCTGCGCTCTACGATATCAGGACTCATCATACCAACTAGCACGTTTACTCTGTTTGATAGTGTGTCTACTGTAGCATCTAATTTATTTACTCTGACATCGAGGTTACGAATGCGGCCCTCTGCATCCTCTAGATGCTCCATCATATTTTTTATTTGGTTTTTAGCTATTGCTGCAGCAGATACAACAGATACAAGCATACCTCCTATGGTGACAAGTAAAGATACATCCATAGTTACTCTACACGCTCACCATTTTCATCAATAACAACTTCAGGCCCCCATGTGTCGTCTGCATAGCCTTCTTTCCAGAGAGGATAGCTCATGGGTTCATCCATAAGCTCTCCAAATTTTGTGTATGGGTAGCCTCTATATTCATAAGTTTTTGGATCAGCTTCATTTCTGTATTTTCCATATGAACCGTGTTTTGCAAATATGTCATCTAATTCTGCACCTGATATGTCTGGTTGTGCCTTACGCACTCCTACATATCCACAAATTATACAAGACCACTTCATATTTTCAGCGATATCACAATCACATTCTACATCTGATATAGCTTGTAACTCTGCAGGTATAGATTCAAGTTGTTCAAAACGACCCGACAGTGTGGCTGAAACAGCGTCCCAATCAATAGGATATTCTATAGGGTCTAATGTTCGTGATCCGCCAAATATAACTTGCATCCCGTCCCGTACAAAATAGTTATGAAAAAGCGGTATTTGATCTATACAGGTGTTTTCCAATGACACGCCGGGAACAAAAATGTCTGGTGTATACTCATCTATTATCTTTGAATATCCTTGGTATCTAGCGTGTAAAATGCCGTAGTCTAAAGTATTAGAAAATCCGGCTCGAATTGGACGTAAGTCTTCAAAAACAACAGGCCAATCAGATTTTATTTCAAAAGTAAAATCGCGCACATTACTTTTCAACCAATCAACTTTAGCGTTTGCTATTCGCGTTTCACGGCTTTGTCTCCAAGGATCACGGGGTTTGTTAACCCAACTTTCTTTTGCATATATTGCTATAATGTCGTGTGATGTTTCAGATAAAAATCTGTGCAAAGCATACGTGCTATTTACACCGCCAGAAAAAGGTATAAGAACTTTACTCATTAACTTGTTGCTCCATTATATGTTCCTCCGCCACCTGTTGTAACGGTAAGTCCTCCCTTATTTACAGCTTTACCTGCAGTTCCTCCGGGTCCTCCGGGTCCTCCTGCTCCTGTAGCCCAACTAGGATAGCCACCTGAAGGTGGTCCTGCACATATAGGATAAGGTCCGTATGTACCTGCTGAACCTGCTGAACCTGCTGATCCATTTTGTCCTACACCACCTGCTGAACCTGCTGAACCTGCACTACCATTACTACCTGTTACAGATGGACTACCACAACCTTCAAGATTACCATACTTGTTATATATTGGAGTATAAGTTCTACCAGCAGCACCAGCACCACCACCACCGCCGCCGCCTCCGCCACCACCAGATACTGTACCTTCATTGTTTACTACATAAGTACCAGTACCACTAGATATTTCAAATTTAATAGCATCACCGCCAGTTCCTCCAGTTCCGCCTGTTCCTCCGGGTCTTCCGGGGTTAGGAGAACCCGTGGCACCTGTAGCACCAACTTGACCACGAACAGTTGCACCACTTGCAACATTAATAGTTAGTGGGCTAGCTGAATTAAGTGCGCCTGTACGAAGTGCTACTGCACCCGTGCCACTAGAATTAAATACAGAGACACCGCTTGCTATATTTACAACTATTGGAGTGGTATCCGTGCTTGCGTTATAGCCTGCAGCCGTTGCCAGAGTAAGAACATTAACTGAGTTAACATTTGATGTAACATCCAAAACTATTTCTCTTGAGGCTGCGCTAGAACCAAAACCTAGAACCTGATATCCAAAACTCATATCTTACTCCAGTTAAGCGTCGTTAGCTGCATCAGTTGTGAAGAACAGCTTTATGCCAATTAACCGTGCGTCTTCTGCCATATCATCGTTACTGTCAGAAACGTCTCTAAATATTCTAAAGAAACACATATCTCCAGCGGCAGGACTTCCTGCAATTGTTATTGCACCACTCTCTGCAGTTACACAAAGGTCCTCTGCAGCGCCTAGAGCATCGTCTGTTACAACCACCGCAGTGCCGTATGCAACATCAATGGTGTCGTTATCAGAGACTGCTACGCCCTGCAGACCCCAAGCAACACCATCTGTATCTGTTGCGGCAGTTGTCCAGAAAGCTTGGAAAGTAACCGTGCCTTCATTCCAGCTTTTTGGAAATGCAATTTGAAACTGAGCATGTTCATCTGATGAAGCATCAAAGTCTAGAACATTCATGTCAGGACGACCAGAGGTTGTCTCTGCTGTGGCTAGTGCCGCACATCCGTTTGATGCGGTTGGAGTCATAGCCGCTGCAGGTACAAAAATAGTCTCCTTACCTGCCGTCTTAATTGCTGCACTTGAAACTGTAGGGGCCTGTGTAAAGTTGACTACGCCGCCAGAGGAAATTGATAGCGCATCTGTATCTGATGCAGAGCCAATAGTGCCAGCATCCTTAATAACAATATCATCCTTAAATGTAACAATACCTGCAGAAGATATGGTCATCGCATCAGTTGCAGATGCAGAACCAACCGTTCCGTCATCGGGCACAGTAACACTAGTTCCTGTAAGTGCCAGTGTTCCGGCGCTAGAGGGCAGAGTTACTGTAACATCTGCAGTAGATGCGGGTCCAATGAGAGTGACAGCGTTTGTGCCGTTGTCACTGTCTTCAAAAAACTTTACAAAGCCAGCACTGGTTGCGCCGTTTTTAAGGTCAGCACCTGCGTTAATTACAGGAGTTGTAAGTGTTTTATTTGTTAGTGTATCTGTTGATACCAAAGATACTAAAGTTGAACTGGAACCTGCAGGTAACAACATAGTGTTAGTAACACCAGCAGAGTGGGGCTGTGCTTGTAGTATCTGACCATGTGTATTGACCTCACAGTTTAACTGTATAGCACCAGAGTTGCTATTGCCTCGCACTGTAAGATGCCCTGTGCCTTTTGCTTCTAACTCAAGGTCAATGTTTGAGTCGTCACCAGTTGCAGATAGCTTCGGTGCGTTGCCTGTAGCTGCGTTTGTTACGTCAAACTGGTTGACTGCAGAAGAAGTGGTTTGAAAAATAATCTGCTCATTGCCGTTTTCATCTGCAATAAAATGTGCATCATCAATAAGAATGTTATGAGAATTAGTGTCTAGATTAGCGCCCAATTGTGGTGAGGTGTCTTCAACAAGATTGCTAAGACCAGATGATGTAGCAAGACCTGCAGTTAGAGTGGACTTTGTAATTCTCTTCAGACCGCCGCCGGAAGTGTCAACAGCAAGAAGAACATCATCATCCGCAACACTGGATATTTCAGATAGATCACCTACAGCTTTTTCCTCATAGCTAGTGCCGTCAGCAATTAGTAACTTACTAGCTGTGTTATCGGGCATACGTAACTGAGCGCCAAGAGTTACATTGCCTGTCAATGTAGAAGCACCAGATACGTCTATAGCACCGTTGATATCTACGGTTGTCGCTGCGATCTGTATTTCTGTGTCGGCAACAAGATCAAGCTGCCCATCAGTGGAGGAATTAATGTATATTGCTGTATCACGGAACTGTAGCTTTTCTGTGCTAGCCACTAAGATGTCATCTGAAAACTCAAAATAATCCTCATCTTCCATCCATTTTAACACTCCATCGCTTGTGTTTGCGTTGAATGTTAAAACAATATCAGTATCACCACCTTCACCAAGAGTTACTGAGTCAGACTCAAGAGTGATTGCCGTGGAGGCTTCTACATTTACAGTGGGTGCAGTAACCTGAATTACACTATCAGCAACAAGATCAGCTTGCCCATCTGCACTAGAGTGTAAGAAGATTGCAGTATCTCTAAGCTGAAGCTTTTCTGTGGTGGTTAGCAAGATGTCATCAGAGAACTGAAAGTAATCTTCATCTTCCATCCACGTTAATACACCGTCTGTTGTATTAGCGTTAAATGTTACCGATATGTCTGTATCAGCACCTGTGCCAAAAGTGATGGTGTTGCTCAACAGTTTTTCAATGGCACCACCTTCACCATCAGTACCGTCATGCTGGTGGCCCCCTGTCTCAAAAGCCGCGTCAATCGCATTAAACTCTGTAGTAAAATCGGAAGCCTGAATGACTTCGCCATCTACAAAGTTAGTGGGATCAGTTTTTGTATACCCTGTGCCCATTACATTCTACCTCCCGGTGTAAATTCTAGTGAAAAACCTTTTATTGTGTATGTTGGATTTGTGCTGCTATCGTCAAATCTTACAGCAACAGCAAAACCAGAACCTTCTACTGATTGTCTATACAAAGGTGTGTATGCTTCAGTGCCGTACTCTGCAGTTGCGTATGTACTTGTTCCGTAAAAAGCTGCGCCCTGCGGGTTTGCAAGATCATAAGCTGCAGGAGTGGCTGCAGTTACATCGCCATAGTCATATATCAAACTCATATCTACGTCTGTTACAATGCCTGTTGGGTCATAATTTAGAATGATTCTTTGCATATTTTTTCTTATGCCAACATCACCCATATTGTAGTCAGTGGTTTGATATCTACAGACTATGGCTGTTCCGTCAAAGTCCACGCCACTCTCTTGTTGAAAAACGTATCCGTTATCAAAACCACCATGCAATACCTTTTCAACATCAGAGATATCGCCAAATGCTGCAGATGCAGGTTTTATGCCTTTTATATCAGCGTACTCCCAAGCAATTTGTCCTGTAGATGTGTTGCGTTTTAAAACAGCGGCTAAACCTAAAGACACCGCGTCAGTATCGCCAGACGTTGGATAAAACAATCTGTACTGTGATTTTGACTTAATAACTAACGAAGAAATATTGCTTATTTGGTTTGCTGATAAACCGTTAAGCCTTGCCTGAACCTGCTTAGATATCGTGCCAAGTTCTGTATCACCAATCTTTTCAGTACCAGCAACAGTTCTAAGCCCGTCAGGTGCAAGGTAGATAAGATCACCTCCTATTTCCTGTATGCTAAATCTAGATAGACATCCTATATTTCTTGCAACAGGTTGCAGAACAAAATCTGAAACACTAGAACCTGCTAATCTAAATATACTGTCTTTACAAAATATAACCAAAGTCTCACGAAACTGTTTCATACCAACAATTTCATCGCCTACGGATATCTGTCCTGCGCCGGATGCTGCACTAAAATCATTCTCGCTGTACGGGGCGCTAAACTGTATTATCTGGCGGTTGTTTGTCATTCCAGAAAAGAACAGGTGGTTTTTATGTTCAACTACAACTTCTGGCGCTGTTGGTTTAGTTCCTGCGCCTGAACCCGCACCACCAGTTAAGGCTGTATAGGTGCTGCCATCAAAGATAGCTGCATCATTAACTCCGTCTGCCATCGCAATCTTCTCAGTGCCTGTCCAGTTGTACACTGAAAAAGTGTACCTTTCTGCACTGGTGCGATTAGTAACAAAGTTTGTCCACCCAGAACCTGTGCTTGTTGCAACATTTGCACCTCTCGCTGCAACAACTTTATCTTGAAAAATAGCTATGCCTAGAACCCCACCAGAACCTGACAACTGATTGCTATCAAACTTTGTAAAGCCTCTTAGTTTAGAGTATCCACCCTCAACAGCAGGTTCAAAGTTTTGTAGCACAGTGGCTTCTCCCGGCTGCATAACAAAAATGCTTTTGTCGAGAACAAGACCACCGTCACAGTTTACAGGTAAAGCTTGCACTGGCATTAGACGGCTCTCATGTATTCTTTTTGGTTAGTTAGCTCAGTTCTCATTCTACGCACTCCGTTCTCATAGTCACGGAAAGCAAACTGTGCTGCCTGATCATTACCACGTAATATATGTATGTAGTATTTTACACGGGCTACAATTACATCATGATATCTAGAAGGTATCTTTGGTTTATCCGTAAATACAGACAGTTCTGGAGATGAGTCATAAAAGTCAAACTCTACCTGATACTGTGTGTTTTCGGGTATGGGCGTAATACCAAAAGCGTTGTCATTCTTAACACGGTATACACACTGCGGCGCAGTAAAACCATCATCAGGAGAGTTGAGAGCTAAGAACTCGTTTTCTCTGTATGACGAATGGTAACGACCTCTGCCCTCATGATACTCATCAACCGACTTATATTCTAAGGTTTTTGCAGAAGCATCTTCTTCAAACACCTCGATAAAGTCTACGTCTAGGTTTGTTGACGCTGTATTACTAAGACTAATAAAAGTTTGTTGCGTAGACGCAGTAAATGTTGCTGTTTTAATCTCACCGTTACCTACTGTATCTATTGTAAATGTAGTTGATAGGTCAGAGTCTTTGTCACTGCTAGAACCTGCGAACACATTTAGTGTTTCTGATGTTGAAGATATTGTACCAGAGGCTATTCTTGCAGTAACTCTGTATACTCTATTTTCAACTGTAGGTAGGGCTTGATCTACACAACCAGCGTTCAAACGCAAAACACCCGCCGCGTAGGTTCTGCCACTCACAGAGTTGCTAAGTGCGGGGGTGCCGGATGTGCTTGTTCCTGCAGGGTCGGAGCTTCTGCTATCCCAGTATGACCCTAGAGTAAAAGTCTTATCAAAGTTACCTTGTCTAATCAGGTTTTGTGGGCGTAAAAAGAATGTGTCGTAGTCTACGTCAGTGCAAAATGTTATATCCCCTGACGTAGCGGTAAAGGTAGAGGATACGCCTGTAAGAGTTTCTGCAGATTGAAAAGTGCCTTCTATTGGCTCAATCAGCATAAACTGTTCTTCGGTGTGGCCCCCATGCGGCGGCACTCTACGTAAAATACCTTTTGCAGATGAGGTGCCGCCTGTAATCGTTTCGTTAGGAGTAAAACCCCCACTAACACTGGATACCTCTACCTTTACAGGATACGTGTATTTGCCTCTACCACCAAATAGGGTATAGTTCGCGCTAAGAAAATTCCAAGGCCATTGTATATACTCAGCTTCAATGTCTCGTATGGCTTTGTTTATAGCTCTTTTAGTTGTTGTTTGAATACCGCGTGTCCCTGACAAACCCGCTGCAGTCTCCGCAATCGTAGTCTCATTGAGGTCTAATAACACGGCGTTAATAAGTTCTACATAATTCATGGCTTGCCTAACTTATGCTTGGTTGGCTAAGAAGAGTTCGTCTACCGTTAGAACTGCTTCTATTCGATCAGCAGTCCCTGCAGTTAACTTGATAGCATCACCCTCGTTAAGATTTAGCTCTAGCAACAAAAGCAGGTGGTCATTTGCTGCTATGCTTTTACTGCCTAATAATTTAAAAGTTGCACTAGCACTTGCATCTGTAAACTCTAAGGTTACAGGCGTAGCGTTACCTGAAGTTTCACAAATCTGTATAGTTTTTAAAACAGCGTCATGACCTGCAGGAACAGTGTACACAGTCGTTTGATTAGTGCTGTTAAGAGCAACCGCTGCGTTACGAAGTCGTACTGCTCTGGCTAGTGTTGAGGTCAAGAATCTAGTCCTTTAATTTTTTTCTTTTGCGGAATAAAATCAAAATCTCCTCCAATAGCTGCTACACATTCTATTGAAGGATTTACATCTGCAACACCTGCTAAAGTAAAAGTTCTAGTTTTTGGATTTATATACATAGTAAAGTTTACAAAAAACTCTCTATCTCTAAATTTAAGTGTAGCAACTTCTCCATGTTGTGCAGCTTGCTTTGCAAGAGTGCCGAGTGGAAAGCACATGGTGCCAAAGGCTTGAGCTTTAACAAAAGTCATACCGCAAAACAAAATACCAAAAACATACAGTGAAAATAAAAACACTCGTATTATCATTACATACCCCAAACTTTCTTTAAATATGTCTGAACTAATGTTGACTTTGTAAACATATCTTTCTGTGCTTTCATAAGATAAGCATTTACCTCATACATATTTTGTAAGATGAAAGATTGTTCATATGATACATTAGAAGACATCCACCCTATTATGTTTTGTCTAAATCCCTTAGTGACCTTTTCTACACCATGTGGATATATTATAGGAAAGATTACAGCTTCACCTGCGTTTAACTTTTTACCTATTCTTCCTACTGGTGTAGCTAAAGTAAACTCTCCCCCTTCATAATCATCTGTCAGATTTATGCTCCAGCCGTAGTCAAAAAATACGTTGTTTGATTTTGGCTGCGCTTTAAAAGCGTCTACGTGTAAATCGTAGTAATCACCCTCAAGATATTTGTTATAAAAATTTACTGATACTCTGGTAGGACAATATACACTGTCTATGTAGTGTGTATCGTATAGCTTATCTGTGATTAGCTTCCTTACCTCGTCTGGAACATTCTTTGACTCTTTATTACTTTTTATGTCCTCTAGATCAGGAGCAGTATCTCCCCCATTCTTAAACGTGTTTGAATCAATCTTATCCAAACAAAAATTTACTTCGTCTTCAGTTAGTAGCTTGATAAACATATGTGCCTCCGTCAATTCAATATCAAAGCAAGAAGGGTGGGGTTTTTAAAAGGAACCCCACAAAACCTTTAGTACAATTA